GGAGATAGAAATAGAGGCTCCCAATGAGGAGGTGGCGATGCGCTTGGCTGAGGAGGAGGCAAGCAATGTACAGACCGATGGCAAACTGCTGGGCATCGAAATAAAAGCGGATGAGGTGCGGCTCGACAAACTCGACCTGCTAAATCCATTCAGTTGATCGAGAATCTACATGATAGTACTTGCCTGTCCGTCCATACGGACGTAACATAAACAGTGTCTTAACGTAGGAGTGAATGACATGATCAGAATGTGTAGCGAGTGTCTGCGCGTGAACGCGCACCATCCCCATTGCTCAGAAGCAGAGGACGCCCCAGAGCAGACCTTCACGCTGTGGCTGACCGGCAGGCCGATGGATGACTGGCTGTCAAGTGAGGCCGAAATGCGTACCGCCGCCAAGCTATGGGGGTTCAACCCCTCGACTGTCATTGAAGACGGCGAGGCCGACATCATAAACGAGTGCGGCATCGTGATCGGTGGATGCTATGTCAACGAGAGCGAGGTCTGTGACTATGAGTGACGTGATTGACTTTGAGGGCCGCAGGGCCGCAGAGCTGTTGAAGCGCGAAGCCGAGAACATGGAAGAGGTGGAGCTGAAATCACGCGCCGCCTACGAAATCGGTGTGCAGGCCGCGCTGGATATGTTCGACAAACTCAGCGAGCACGATGTCGATAAGACGCACGCTGGCGTGTCTGGCGCTATGACTGGCGTCCTGTATGCAGTGATCCGGTGCGCGTTTGACGTAGCACCATCCGTCCACGTTGCGCGGGAGTTTATTTCCCATGCAACCGACATGGCCGAAGAAAAGTACAGCAAGGGGGAGGTGTAATGGATAACGCGATTTCTATATGGGTGGGAGTGCTTTCGCTCCTACTCGCTTTAGCCGTGGTGGGACGCGGTGACTACGAGGATGCAGTCGCCGCCGAACGCCACTACTGTGAAATGGTTGAGGACAAGCTATGGCCTGCCTACAACCCAAACATCAACTGTGAGGAGTAATCACAATGGAAAAACACTTTAAGAGGTGGTCTCAGGAAGACGATGCAGTGCTGGAGGAGTGCTTGGAAAAGGGTCTCAGCAAGGCTGTCATCGCCCAAGCATTAGGCAGAACATCAGACTCTGTCGCATGGAGGGCGACATACATTCGCAAGACCACTCAGAGGTCACTGCCTCTGCAGGCGCCTGCGAAAAAGGTGGAGCCTGCTCCAAAGGCAGAAGTCCGACCCAAGCCGCCCGAGATGCCAGACGCCCTGTTGGATCGGGTAATGGAAGCGGAGCGCATGGTTCAGCAGATACCGATGCTGACCTTGATTGCTGGTGCTGGTGCGATGATGTCATTCACTACTCTGGTGGTTGTTATTTTGGCACTCGTCTCATGACTTGCCAGTACTGCGACATGGAAGGGGGCGTTCACGCCCCCGCTTGCCCCGCTATCTACGAATCAACCGATTTGTGCGGGGTAGGCAAATGCGCTGACCTTGAGGCCGGCGCTTACTCACGATTTCTCAGACGCAAGGGGATCATGAATGGCCGAGCCAAACGATTACCAGATAGCAGTGCAGGCGGCTATGCAGATGGCCGAGAGATTCGGAGAGGACGTAGCAATCATGGCCGACCTATCGGTTATGTTGCTAAAGGAGGCAGATTCTCCATCAATTGAGATAATTAGATGCCCAGCGGCTTTACGCAAAAAGTCGACTGGTGCTAAACTGGGTTAGCCCCAACTCCTAACCGTGTGCGGTGGCACGGGTATAAGCGTCTGATCAGGGGCTGACAATGAATTGATGTTCATGTGATTGGTCAGGCGCTATCCACCGCATCCTTCCCCAGTTTCCCCAGTTTCCCCAGTTTCCCCAGTTTCTCAGTTTCCTAGTTTTCCACACCCCCCTCAAACTCCAGCAGTAAATCGATGTAATGCTTTGCTTTTAACAAGTCATCAGTACCACCCTTGTCGCGCCACCGAGTCACATACTTGATCACGGCGTGTTCGCAAATCCCCAGATCATTCTGCAATGCATACTCCAACGGCTGTATCTTGAACCGCTTGTAATGATCCCCGCCTACCTGCTCATCAAAACTACTCACCTTTCAACTTCCTCAATGGATTACGCCCACCAGCCAGACGCCGCTCAGATATCCAGTCGAGCGCCTCTTTCAGCGCTGTCATCTTTTTGGAATCCAGAGACACGTCCCACCCATGCAGAACCACCTCCTCCACCAGATACTTGTGATACGGACCAAAGCGCTTGCTGACCAAATCCAGCGTGCGTCCATAACGCATCAGCGATTCTGTGGCGACAGAGTCCTTGGCTCTGGCGCCCGATGACGGCTCAGAGCTGAGGGGCTTCGTGTACATCCCCGCCTGCAATGCCTGACTCATCACATACTCGCCGGCCTGATGCTGGGAAAGCGTGAGCAACCCGTCCATCAAATACCGATCAACCAGTGTTTGATCCATGACCTTGGCTCGGGGCATCGTGCCGCCCTCGACCATCACGGCGTGGCGTTTGTAGATTTCCTTCGTGCCGAGGTCTGTGTGTGACTTGTCAGACATAAGGATGCTCCCCGGAAAACTGGAAAAACTGGAAAAACTGGAAAAACCGGCACCCGTCACGACTAGAACTCATCAAAATCCTCCCAACTCCGGTCAACTCCTTTGATCGTCTTGATCTCTGCCGGCGGAGCGTAGTCTCGGTATCTACCGTTTGACAGCTCATATGTAAGACATGCCACGCCCTGCTGACCGGTCCACTTGAACCTAGATTTCCAGCAATGTATCTCAACGCAGTCCTCGCTCCGGTGGACGGTAATGCCTAGATCGGCTTTCGCAAACCACGCCGCCGAACCAGAGATATTCATGCCCTTGGGCACTGCATAGGTGCCGTCCTCTCGGGGGTACATTTTCTGGGGGTGGGCGACAAACCAGACGTGGATGCCGTGGGCCTTGGCAAAGGCGGTGATTCGACTGAGCATATGGCTGATGCTGTTGTGCTCTTCAGTCCCTGACTGCTCAATGTAGTTGTAGGGATCGATGATCAAGCCCCGCACCCCCAGACGCATGACAGCTTGTTTGGTGCGCTCAATGACACTATCAATGGTGCTCATGCCGCCGTCCTTGGATTCAAGGAACACAAAGTGTCTGTTAATGAACACTATTGCTTCTTCCAATTCCTCCTCTGTCATTCGGGGGCCAAGCCCGTCATAGAACGGTTTGCCGGTGACTTTCTCTGCCAGCTTGGCAATGTGCATATGGGGCGGGTTCTCAAACGAGCACACGGCAAACTTCCATGACTCGCGCTGGGCCAGATTCACCATGATCTGGTCAATAAACTCAGACTTACCCGAACTCGGCATACCGGTGACGATAGATAGCTGTCCCTCGGCTATGGTGAACAGCTCATCAATGGCAGGGAAGCCGGTGGACGCTCCCCGCCCGTGACCATTGGCGTAGATGTCCTTGATGTCATTCAGATATTCCGACGCGCCATAGACTCCGGACAGTGGAACCGGCTCGGGATTATCGAAGATTCTGCGTGTTTCGTCTGCTCCTAACTTGTCAACAGCATCGTTTGCGTCCTTGGTGCCCTCGGGAAACTTGACCCGCCAGCACTTGGCCCGACCCACTCGACGGGCAATTTCTTCTGCCAGTGCCTCGCCTGCCTGATCGTTATCAGTCGCCAAAATAACCCGCTTGCACCGCTCCAGACGCTCCCTTTCCTCCCAAATATACGAGAACTTGTTGTCCTCCTCCGGAGAAACACGATTTTGGCTGACCTTTGCAGGTGCGCCGTTGGGGCAAGATACGGCCTTAATTCCGACGCTAGCCAAAGCAATGACATCACACTCTCCCTCGACTATCGTCAAATCCTCGTCAGTATCTTCCACGTTTTCGATACCGTAGAACGATCTGGGTGCGCCATCACAGAGAAATCCCTTCCCTTCCACGGATCGCCACTTGATTGCTGTCGGGTTTTCCCGAGGCCCGTAAATGAAACCCACTGCTTCTCGTTGGGCGCCGTCGAACCATTTCATGCCGGTGGTCATTGCTGGTAACCCGTCAAGAGTATCCAGCGGAACGCTACGCTTTCCGAAAAAATCCTGTATTAACTGCACGTTGTAATTAAGCTGGGTGGGTATCTTTACTACTTTCTCCATGTGAGCCTCGTAAAATTTTTCACGCCGGACAGCACCCGATAGACCACAGTGGTGACAGTGGTACAGGGTGTGATCGGGCTTGATCGTGATTGAAAATGTTTTCTGGTTTTTCTTTTTGCGCTGATCGCCACACTCGGGACACTTCACTCTCGCGTCCTGACTATGGCCAAGAACGTAGTCGTTCAGAGCGGTCATAGTGGTTGCCTACCCCCATATTTTATGATATGAGTAGACCCTAGAACTGTTCTAGACTAGAACAGTACCAGCTAGAACATTACTATTTATATATACTTAGTAATGTACTAGACTAGAACAGTACTAGTGGTGAACCTCCTTGAGTCTAGCCCCCGCCCATCGGGGGCTTTTTTTATGCACAAGATGTCAGCTCTTCCATCACCATTCTGGCGACCACCTTTTGCTCGGTGCGACTGAGCAACAACATCTCATCCAAGGCGTCCTGCAAACCAGTCGGGAAACCCGCGATTTCACAGTGCGACAAGAATGCTGGGGATTGTAGATACTTGACGGCGTCCTGCTTCTCTTGCGGCTGTGCGCCAACGAGATCACGAATCGCTTGGAATATCACCTTGCTGTAAACCGTCTTGTAAATATCGGACACTGATTTCTGCCCTCGGGTTGTCTTTGTCAACCCCGCCCCAGATTATGTGCTTCTCCTTGACCTGCCTGTCGTTCTTGTATATTGGACCTTGCATGCAATCCAGTATCAGTGATTCGTCAAGGTCAGGCCGTCGACTAGCATAAAAGATAACGATCCGGACGGCTACATCTTTCTCGACTGGCGGCTCAATTTTCCTGCACTGCTTCTCAAATGACTTGACATAGTCGAGCGCTTTCTGGGATTTGATGAACAGCGGGCGCCCGCTCTTGCTCTTAACAAGTCTACGGCTATTTGCTTTGCTACACGGCTCGCCATAGATCACCATTTCTACAATGTTGTTTGACATTTCTTTCTTCCCGCTATTATCATTACGACTGGTTCAAAACGAGGACCGACCAGTGAGCAAAATGGGACGCTACGTCTACCAACTTCAAGAAGCTGAAGAGAGAGAGCAGTATGATCAAGATCGAACGGAACATTCCAATCCCGCAACGCACCCGCTTGCCAGAGTTACCATTTTCGGAGATGGAGATCAACGAATCATTCCTCGCCCCAGTTATGTCAGGCGACGCCCGACTTGTCCAAGCGTTACGCCAACGAGTGGTCCGGTTCCAAAGGCGCAACCCTCCGAAAAAGTTTAGTGTGGTTCGTGACGGCGACCAGATGCGGGTGTTCAGAATCCAGTGAAAATAACCAACCACACCAATCTACCGGAGCCTGTCTATCAGGCGCTGACCCACAGCGATTACAGCCGTGGCAACAGCAATCGATCCGTTACACAACTGATCGACTCTCCGCGTGTGCGTATTCTCAAGGCAGAGCACGATGCCGTGATTGAGGAGGACGCATCCGACATGGTCTGGTCTGTGCTTGGCACCGCAGTCCACAGCATGTTTGAACGACACCAACCGGACGGCCACATCGTGGAGGAAAGGTTGTTTGCCGAGGTTGATAACTGGCTGATCAGTGGCGCCATCGACCTGCAACGCTCCGAAGGAGATGGCACCGTCACCATTCTCGACTACAAGTGTACGTCAGTCTGGTCTGTCGTCTACGGCAAGAAGGAGTGGGACAAGCAACTTAACTTCTACGCTTGGCTCGTCGAGCAGAATCATGACGTTGAGGTGTCGGCGCTGAACATCGTGGCGGTCCTGCGGGACTGGCAACGCAACAGAGCCGGCGAGGGATATTACCCAGAGGCGCCCATCGTGATCGTGGATATCCCGCTTTGGAGTCAACAAGACAGGGATAGCTATGTTCGTGAGCGGGTCCGCCTCCACGACGAAGCCGAGTTCCTGAGACTGACCGGCGAGCCACTACCTCCATGCTCTGACGAGGAGCGATGGAAAAAGCCTGACCTGTTCGCCGTCAAGAAAGAGGGTAACAAGCGAGCACTGAAGGTGTTTGAATCAATGGATGAGGCGCGTGAATACGCCGAGGGCAAGGAGGACTTGATCGTCGAGACCAGAGAGGGGCGGTACACCAGATGCGAGGACAACTGGTGCCGTGTTGCTGAGTGGTGCGACCAGTGGAGGGCCGCATGATCCAGCAAGACCCTGATTTTTATCTCAAGGTTGTCGGCATGATGCAACAGTCGAAAAACAAGTTACAGATTGTTATTCACGGGAACATGCTGGCGTTTTATCTTAATGATAAGCGTGTCGGAGATATCAGCGCCGCAGAGTTCTACAAAATGACACCACGGGAAGTGTGGAAAACACTAGGAGTAAGCGATGAGCACAAAAAAAACTACCTCCTCTGAACCGACATACCAGTCGGTCTGGGAGAGGCTGTCAAAGGTTGACGTTAGCGAGCGCGTCGAAAAGAAAAACGGCCTGACCTATCTGTCTTGGGCGTGGGCGTGGGGCACCCTGATGGAGCATTACCCACAGGCGACCTACGAGTTCTTCAACGAGCAACGTGACCCGCAGGGCTATTGCGAGGTCTGGTGCCGCATTAAGATCGGCGAGCTGGAGCGGACCATGTGGTTGCCGGTAATGGACTACAAGAATCACGCAATCCAGAACCCCGACATGCGCAAGGTGTCGGACACCCGAATGCGGTGCCTCACCAAGTGCATCGGCATGTTTGGGCTGGGCCACTACATCTACGCTGGCGAAGACCTGCCGCCCGATAGCGACCCGCCATCAGAGCCAAAGCCAGAGAAAAAGCCTGCCAAGGAAAAGGAGCCGGCCCAGAAGGTGACGCCGATTAAGCAGGAGGAGGTTGCCGAGCAGGCACAGCCTGCCGAAAATCACATCGGGTCCAAGGAAGAGGCTGATAACGTGCTGGCGTTCATGATGAGTACTGCTGACACGTTCGCAACAGGCACAGAGCAAGACCTGATCGATTTCTGGAAGCAGAACAAGCAGGTCATCGATCTGCTGGATCAAAACTACAACGAGCACTACGAGCAACTGAAGGGCCACTTCACTGCTCTGCGGCAACAACTCAAGACCCAGAAGGAGGGAACCAATGAGTAAGTATCACAAAAGCGAGGGCGGTCTCTGGCCGAACAAGGAGAAGAAGGCACAGAATCATCCTGACAAGACAGGCAAGGTCGAGCTTTCTCGCGAGCAGTTAAAAGGTCTGGTTGCGCAGATGAAAAAAGGCGAGACGCCCAAGATTAAGCTGGCGGCATGGGACCGGAAGGCCCAAGACACTGGCGAGCCATACCAGTATGTGACTGGTGAGGTATTCTGGGACGGAGAGGAGACTGCGCCAGCCCCACCGCCGCCTCCTCCTGTCCCAGAACCCCAGCCTATCTTGGTTGAAGAGGATGATATTCCGTTTTGATTAGGTCAAAGAAACTGCTCGACGGGGCCAAGGGCCAGTCATGTGTTAACTGCGGTGCCGCTGATGGCACCGTGGTTGCCGCACACTACACCGGAATGAGATCGCACAGATTTGGGAAAGGCACGGCTCACAAGCCACACGACCTGTGCATTGCCGATCTGTGCCAAAAATGTCACCACAAATTCGATGTGGCATTTGACGGTTCATCGTTTGAAAAAAAGATCGATCTCAGCGAGCAATTCTTATTCCTGATAATTCAGACGCTAGTGCGCCGCGTGGCGCAGGAGATTATCGACATCAAGGGACACGAGCCATGAGCACATACAACCCGCTACTTCAGTATGAGAAAAAGCGCACAAGACAGAGAGCAATTAAAGCCATGTGTGCCCACTGCATGGGATGCACCAAGGATCACATTGAACCGGGGTTTCGCGAGTGCATAAGGAACTGCACCGCCCCTAACTGCCCACTCTACTTTTACCGCCCGTACCAAGACAAGGAGACTAAAGATGCAGTTGCACATTCCGCGAACTAAATCTATTCAGTTAATGAATGTTTTCCAGTACCA